AGGCTCATGAGAAATACAAAGACATGTGGTACAACGAAGAGACAAACCCGACGGAAGATTACTACGCTTACTCGTGGGATATAGTAAGCGTCCACAAAAAAAGAAAAGTTTTAAATAGAGAGGAGGGATAGATAATGATGGATAAATTTGACTTTTTAAGTGAAGTATTTACAGATTATTGCTCTAAACACGCCTTACCATTAATGAGTGCAGACGATTTATTAGCGTCAGGTCATGCCTTAACAGATGAACAAAAAGAATGGCTTAACAAATTCATTGAGGTTTGGGAAAAACTAACAGCGTACGATTTTTAAATAAAGGAGAGTAGAGATGAGTGACACTAATCTATTGTGTGCAAAATGTGGGAGTCATGTATCTCAACAAGAGGGACTTATTTCAGACGGATACTTCGCTTATTGTGAGGAATGTGATGAAGACTTGTATTCAATTGAAACATATAAAGAAAGGAAAACAGATGAGTAAAATGAAAGAGTTTATTGTTTACGTTAAACAAGAGTATGAACCTTTAGTCGTTATGGCACATGATCGTGATGACGCGATTGACCGAGTGCAAAACCATATGACATGGGGCGAACCGATTGACGTTGAAATTACAGCAGAGGAGAATTAAATTGAAAACGCCTGAAAAACCTTTTGACTTTGGAATCTATAATCTAAATCTATATGGCTTAGATGAAGAGGGTAATGAGATTTTAAATGATGATGGCACAGTTAAGCTTTTTAAGGTGTCGCACCATTTAGATTTAAGTGACTTTGTTGAGGGAATACCTCACGACATGATAGAGGAGAATTAAATGGGACGCAAACACATTGATAGATACGAGACAGTTATTAAAGCTGTATGGGTAGACTATGATGACCACGCTTTTCATGAGGAAGAAGAATTAGATATTAGTCATTTATATATCAAAGACATTGAACACTTCCTTGATGGGGCAGAGGCAGAACGTAACGAAGAAGAGGAGTGGGAACGTCAATTAGAGGAGGAAAAACATGAGTAGACTTAAAGACCGGCCACCATGTTTAAAAGTTGAATACGGGGGTGAGGTTTGGACGTACAAACTTATTAAACAGGATGTGGAATTCGAGCAAGACATAGATGATGACTACAACACAACATGGTATATTTCGGCTGACGTATACTACAATCGAGACCTCGATAGACATAAAGCAAAGGTAGTCCACATAGGCACAATGAACGATAGTGTTGACTTGGACTACATCACGCCAACTGAGATGAAAGGACTCGAGGACGAGGCGTTGCTATATTACTACGAGGAAACCGGTGATCTTTTAATGGAAGAAAAATATAGGAGGATGTTAGGCTATGAGTGATATGAAACTAAAGAAACTAACTAAATCAATGGTCGCCGAGTGGTGCAAGAACGAGGCCGAGAAAATCCGATTCGATTGGTATTATAAGGACGGGTGGGCAGACTATATGATTGATTGGGACGAATCGCAAATGTATGAGGAGACTGAGTTTAATTCAGGTGACGCATACTACGAGGGCGAGATCGTTGTAACTTGGACGTGGGGGAACGATCAGAACTATGCAGAGAATCATACCTACCACGATTGTATTCAACCTATGGAGATTTACAATGACATCTATAACAAAGAAAGACCAACGAGATGCGAAGAGGCTCGCTTCTCAAACGCCACGACTTAAAGTAGTAGGAAGACAATTTGTCGTGGAGGGAACACACCCAAACTTTCACTTGGCACATTTGAAACGTGCGTTGGCAGATCAAATGTGTGAGGTGCGAGAGTTGGATGAAGACGAAGTTATCTATAAAATTTAGGAGATTAACATGAGTGAAAGGAAACAGATTGATTATACGGAGAATGATATTTATGCTTACTATGGTTGTCCTGTTAATATATGGGAAGCAGATAGGCACGACCTACTCGCAGTCATTGGAGGCATGTCTGGGATACTCGAACTGCTCTGGCATAAGGAGGTAGACCCTGAAGTAGCATTCAACGATTTTAAGGATTGGCTCATTGACCAACAAGAACTCAAGAGCATTGAGGTCGAGGTAGTTGAAGAGTCAGAAACTGAGTAGTATTTTATTAACTTTAAGAGAGGATTATTATGAACGAAGAAAGAGTAGCAAGAACCAAAGTAATAGCAGGTGTAGTTTTGGTAGGTATCGCAGGGACTATGCTTTATTTATCAACAAACGGCCACAGGACATCTGTGGTCGAGAACGAAAACTATTTCACAAACTTTGATACGCCCTTACCCGAAGTGACTCCTGTTGAAGAACTTCAAGTAGCTGACTTACCTCCACTTCAAGAGAGTGTTGAGGCAGACGTTGCAGACCTATCTCACACGCCTTATGCCCTGCCTGATATTGCAGACGTGAGCATTGAGGAATACCAAGAATTGCCTGAGATACTTCCTGCAGGAAATGAAGTCGACCTACCACCTTTGGAGTCGTAATGGCAACACCTGAGAAGAAAGTCAAAGTTAAAGTTTGTGGCATTCTGAAAAAATTGGGGGCATACTATTTCTATGCCTCCACAGGTGGCTATGGTTCTAGTGGCGTCCCTGATATTATCGCATGTTACAAAGGAAAGTTTTTTGGTATTGAATGCAAAGCTAACGGCAACAAGCCTACTGCCTTGCAACAGAAACACCTAAGAGATATATCTGTGCAAGGGGGCGTATCGTTATTGATTGACGAAACAAATGTAGATATGCTAGAGTATTATGTCACAGGCAAGCAAAAGATTAATTATGAAAAATGATAACGTAAACAGACCGGCACATTACACTCAAGGCAAGGTCGAGTGTATTGACGCTATTGAGTCAGCAACTATTGGATTAGTTGGCATTGTTGCAGTTTGTGTTGCCAATGTTATTAAGTATGTGTGGAGGTTCGCACGAAAGAATGGCGTTGAAGACCTAGACAAAGCCGATTATTATTTACAAAAACTTAGAAAGAAAGTGAGAGAAGACAATGAGTAAAGATTTATTCAGAAGAACTCGGAGTTTATTATTAGACCACATAAGATTACTCAATCAGCACAGACTAGGCGACACCCATGTTGAGGACGCCCAAGGCATAGTTGATGAAATCAACATACTATTACAATCAGATGAACTAAAAGAGATCGAGCAACATATCGACGACGCAGAACGGAGGATTGTTTCCGAAGATTTAGCCGACGAAATATTGAATGGTAAATACTGTGTCGGTGGACATTGTGAAGACTAAACAGTTTATAATACTAGATTTAGAACAAGAACCCTTACGAAAGTTTTATCACAAACGCGACGCAGAATGGTTTATTAAAGATAAGCCTGACTGTACCATTAAAACTATTCTAACTGAACAACTATCTACCGAATTGAGCCATGAAGAATTTACGGCCAAATACGGCGAACCACTTTTTTAAGAAAGGAATGAGATGCCAAGAAGCAATTACAGCGAAGCAATGCAACAAGAGTTTATAGATCGTGCGAATAAATTTATGAAAGATAATCCTAATACTTCAAGAGCAAGGGTAGCTCAATACGCAGGAGTTTCTGTGTCAGTGTTGGAAAGCTATGAGAAGCAAGGAAGAATTAAATTACCCGCCGTACTATCTCAGAAACAAATACGTAAACTTAGCCCGTGGGCTACAAACCTAGGAGGTTTAAGTGGCGGACGAAGCTGATTTAGCTAACGACGAGGTAGAGCATCAATTAAAACGGAAGCTTGACTCTATTAATACTGATACGCCTGAGAACGATACAGGTAAATGTATTTGGTGTGATTCACCTATTAAAGAAAAAGATGGACGGCGTTGGTGTTCTATTGAATGTAGGGATGAGCATCAGTTGTATGCTAACAAACTATGACAACCAAATCACCATGCAAAAACTATTGTCGTTACGAATCATTCGAGGGAGAGCAAGTATGCCAAGCTTGTGGCAGGACATATGATGATCTTGAAGTTTGGCTTTCTGCCTCCGACTCTACTAAAAAAGATATAAAAAAACATGCGAAAGAAAGGCTTAAAAGATTCAAACATGCTAAAAATCGGTAAAGCAATATGTCATAAATGTGGAGACTCTGCTAAATTTAATTGTGGGGGTAAGTGGTATTGTGGATATAGAAGCAAACTAGGGGAGTTTAATATGCAAGGATATTGCAAACAAGAACAGAGAAAGGACAAGAGTGGCAAATCTAATAACGATTGACTTTGAAACATTCTATGACACAGGCTATGGTCTCAATCGATTAACTACTGAAGAATACATCAACGACCCACGATTCCAGGTTATAGGTATGGGTATTAAAATTAACGACGGCGACGTCAAGTTCTATGTCGGTGAGGAACAGGTATCAAAAGTGCTTGCCTCAATTGATTGGCAAAATAGCCTCTTGCTTTGTCACAACACCATGTTTGATGGCGCAATTATTAAATGGCACTTTGGGTTCACCGCTAGTGCTTATCTTGATACGTTATGTTTGGCACGCGCCTTGCATGGTGTAGATGCAGGAGGCTCACTTAAAGCATTGGCTGAACGTTACAAACTAGGAGAGAAAGGCACAGAGGTGCTTGACGCTAAAGGTAAACGACTCGAGGACTTCCAAGACTATCAGCTTAAACAATACGGACTATACTGCAAGAATGACGTTAAGCTTACCTACGACTTATTTAAGATTCTAGAAAAGAAGTTTAAAGGCAGTAAAGAGTGGATGCTTATTGATGCCACACTTCGTATGTTCATTGAACCAAAATTAAAACTTAATCGAGAACTTTTACAGCAGAGACTTATTGAGATTAAAGAAGAAAAGTCAAACATGCTTTCAAGTTTACAGGCTCGGCTTAATGTAGAAACAAAAGAAGAGGTGCGTAAAGTACTAGCAAGCAATCAACAGTTTGCTAAACTTCTCGAAGAGCATGGCGCAGTCGTGCCTATGAAAGAAAGCCCAACAACAGGGAAACAAACTTTTGCACTATCCAAAAGCGACGAGGGGTTCTTAGCCCTTTGCGAACACGAAAACCCATTCATACAAGACCTCTGTGCTGTTCGACTCGGCACTAAATCTACCATAGAAGAATCTCGCATTGAACGGTTCATCCAAATAGCAGAAAGAAACAATGGGTATCTACCTATACCACTCAAGTATTATGGGGCGCATACAGGGCGATGGGCAGGCGTAGACAAAGTTAACTTCCAAAACTTACCTAGTCGTGACGTCAAAAAGAAAGCTTTGAAACAAGCAATCATCGCGCCTGAAGAGCATGTCGTTATAAACGTAGACTCATCTCAGATTGAAGCAAGGGTATTGGTATGGTTAGCAGGACAGCATGACGTGTTGCAACAATTTGCTAACGGCGAGGATGTGTATGTGAACTTTGCAAGACGCGTTTATAACCGTAATGATATTACTAAAGCAGAACGAGCCGTGGGTAAAACTTGTATATTAGGATTAGGCTATGGCACAGGGTGGCGTAAACTACAAAACGTATTGAAACTCAATGCGGGACAAGATATGTCAGACCAAGAATCCGAACGGCTAGTGAGACTTTATCGAGAAGTCAACCACGAGGTCGTAAAACTTTGGCAAGAATGTGATCGAGCATTATCAGACATGGCATCATGGCCTGCCGACAAACTTCCTTATTATTTAGATGACCGCAAAGCTATCTTAGTTACGCCGGAAGGTCTCAAACTACCCAACAATCTATACATACATTACCCTAATTTAAAATTAAATGATGGAGACTACACATACAATTCCAGACGAGGAACAATAAAAATCTGGGGTGGGGCAGTCGTTGAGAATATTGTCCAAGCTTTAGCGCGTATTGTTATTGGAGATCAAATGTGTGACATTGCGCGAAGCTATGCACCTGTATTAACTGTGCATGACGCCCTTGTCTATGTTGTGCCTGAAAAGGACGCAGATACAGCTTTAGATTTTATTAAAAACGAAATGAGCACGGCGCCGGAGTGGGCTAAAGGATTGCCAGTGACATGTGAGGGGGACTATGCAAGTAACTACGGAGACTGTTAAATCATCAGATTGTTATTTTGAACTTCCCTATCAATCAGAGTTTACTACAAAACTTTATCTTGCTTGCCAAATGGCAAAGGATATTGACTGGGTGAAATACTATAACTTTGAGTTGCTATATATTGAACAAGAGGTTTTGCGTAAAGTCGATCCATTCTTACGTCAGCTCTACAAAGCTCACAGATTTGAGGCAGGGGTAGTTAGGATGCAACCGAATACTTTTTATGATTGGCATGTTGATGATAACCGAGGCGTCTGTGTTAACATGTTAATTAATCATGCGCAGAGTCATTGTATATTTAGAGACCCTAAAAAAGAGGGTGCAATCACAGGAAAGTTTCATGAACTTAACTATGAACGCGGGGTTTACTATTTTTTCAACAATCAAGTAGAGCACTCGATATATAACTTTGAGGGCACACGATATTTGTTAACCTTGCAATTTGCAGAAGATAAGACTAAACTAGATTTTCATTCATTAGTAAAGGAGTGGCGCGATGGGCGATGGCGGAAAAGGAAGCCGACAAAGGCCAACAAATGAAGAGTTGTATAGCGATGGATATGATCGGATATTTGGTATGCGCTGTAAAGATTGCGATTATAAACAGCGAAGAACAGAAGGACAGCCTGTGCTGTGTGAGACTTGTGGGAAAGAATTATGATTGAGTTTGTCTTAATTGTTAGTTTAATGGGCGACTTCG